GTCAGATTCACCCTGACTACTTCGGACTCTTCCCGGTTCAAAACCAATGGGTAAGTTTCCTGGACGTTTGCAACAAGATGGGCATGATCGCTGAAGCTTACACCGATAAAGGCGTGATGCTTCCGAAGTTCGAAACCTACTACATGGTAACGAAAGCGAAGAACCTCATCATCGCAACCAGAAAAGAAGAAAAGCTTCTGAACATCGATTACAACGCGGAAGACATTTTCTTCCGTGTCTATACGAACGCCTACTGGGAATCGGTTCGTAGTAAAAACAATACCGAGACGATCGTCGCTGACGGGATGTCGCCTTTATTGGCGACTGACATCTTGGCGATGCAAACTCGCTTCAATCAGTATCGCGCCAAGAACGGCTACACCTACGCCATCATCAATGGTTACTGGGCTGAGGAAATCAGTCCGCTCACTTGTAAAGTGGGTGACCTGGTGGAATGGATCTACGATTCGTCCGTGACCAAAGTAGTCGAATATGACGTGAACAATCTCCCCACGTTCGATTCGACGCTGGACTCCGAGCGTAAGTATTTGCTCCACTATCCGGACACGATGAGTCGGATCGAATACCAGGACGATGTGGATCTGTTCTTGATTCAACGCCCTGCTGCTCCGGCAAAACCGAACGGCGTGTATCACCACAAAAATACCGCAGCGGCGCTGCGTATGGTGACGCATAAAGACTACTCGATGAGCGTGCAGCTGATCAATGCGTTCGTCGATGGCAAGCCTGGTTGGACCGATCCTCAGCAATGCAAGGTCTTGGCCTTGATTCGCGAGAGCGGATATGATCGTCCTCTCGTGTACGAGAAGAACCGGATTCATGAGTTGTACAAACTCCATGAAAGCGATTTTCTGCCTGCAATGATTGGCGATAACGCCACGGTTGCAAACTGGCAGGCCGCTACGCTTGAAGCCGCGGATTACGCGAAGATCATGCGTCTGTCGAATTCGACGCTCAATCATCAGCCCAACGATCAGCTGGTCACTCGCGACATGGTGCAATCTGCACTGGGTTACAACGCCGTCTCAAAGGTGTTGGGCGATACGCCTTTGAAAGTCCAGACAGTCAATGGCGTGAACATGGTGAACTTGCCTCAAGGTCTCTATGAAAACGCCACCTGCTACGAATACGATAAAGACGGTTTGCTGCTCGGGTGGTATCTGCATGACGCGGGCTATCAGTACGTCACGCAAAACCCCACCTGCACGCTCGTAGAAGCGATTTACGGCCATGTGTCTCAGTCACTTGACGAAGTCTACGACACGCAAACGCAAACGTTGGATCCCACGCTGAACTATCGCATGTATGTCTGCGACAAAATCGGTGGGGTTCTTCAGAACAACTGGAAGGACGTGACTGGTTCGGGTCAGTACGCGGTTGTTAATGGGCAACTGACGTGGCTCATTAACATGACCAATTACTCGACTCTGGTTCGTTCGGATAAGAACTCACTCGGGTACATGATCACCAAAATGTTCCCAGACGGCGTCATCTCGTTCGATCTGATCAAGATCGTAACGAAAAATGGCCAAGTCGGCAGTCAGGCAATGGATGTACCGGGCGGTGAACTGGACCTCATGCTCAATGCTCGTGGTCTGACTGAAGGTCTGGACTACGTCGTTCAATGGCCGAAGGTCACGATCTTCAACAAAAAGTATCTTGTCGATCCTGCAAACACGGCTCAGCAAATTGTTGTACGCATGTCGGGTTTCTGCAAGAGCGATCTCACGCGACAGATGCCGGACGACAATGGCTTTCTGAAGTACGATTTGCTTAGCCGCAATTCGATCTTCAATTTACGAGATGATCGTGTACTGCGTATCCTCGTAGATGGTCGACTGCGCCATCGTGACGATTTGTTGTTCTCGGAAAATGATGCTCTCGTGGCTGTTCCCGACGGCAACAATGGCGAGCCGTATTCGGTTCGTGACATGATCGTACCGATGCGCTCTCTGACCGATGGCGATACGTACAGCTGGCGCGACGACGCTCGAACAATCGATAAGGCAGTGAGTGATTATCTCTCTGCCAAACTGCCGGAACCTGTCCCGAGTGGACCGGACGTCATTCCGGATCTATATCCTGTCTTTACGCCGTTCCTGTGCAAGATCATGTTCGACTGCCTGAACGGCACGATTGACATCAATCAGTTGAAGGTCCAGTACGATTCAAACCTCGTGAAGCAGATCTGTGCGCCCTACGAGTGGTTGCTCGCATTTGACCCGACGCAGACAGTCAACGCTGTCGATCCCAATTACGTTATCATCCATCCGCATTTCCTGGAGAACGTGATCGATATCGACATCTATTACTACCAATTCCTTCAATGGGTGATTACGGTCTACATGAAGGGTAAGGTAGTGCTGAATCACTTCCTCCGTCTTAAAGCTATCACCTAAAGGTAAATTTCCATGGCCGATACGACAACGGTCACGGTGCCCAGTACCCCGCTGCCGTGGGGTACTGATGGTGCTGTACCGATCAAAAACTGGGACACGAATCCGCTCTGGAAGACTTGGAAAAAGACCGAAGTCTATCTGGGTGGTGACGCCACCGGTCGTTACATTCCGAAAATCGACGACTATGTCCAAGATACCGACTATGGCATTACCTACAAGGTGACTGCTTTGTCGGATCTTTGGGTGCCCACGCTCGCACGCGTGACACCCTTGCCGATTGCCGACATGAATGCAGAAGACGTGCTCTTGGGTCAAACCAAGGATGCGTTCCGCTGCTTCATCGACAAGACGGTTTCGCCTTTCCGCTTGCAAGTGGATGCGCGCTGCTACGTCAACGCACGCAATGCATCGACTGCCCGCGTGTATCGCGGCAACCCCATCAACGGCGTAGAAGAGATCATCAGCCTCGTGCTGGATCAATCTGGTCTGCCGATCGGCACCATGATTCCGTTGCAATTGGGCGTCATGCCCAATGGCGTGAACAAAGCCCAGTACTACATTCCGACGGCATATACGACGACGGATGTGGTCAATGGCGATTTCCTTTACGTGGTACTCTTTGACGATACGGGTTCGATCCTCTCGTCTAAGGATCTGCGTGCAGTCGTGACTTCGTTTACGGCTTCGACCGATCAGTCCATTGCAGCGGTGACCGACATCTCGATGGAAGGTCCGCTCATGAGTTCGCTCGTGCCGAACCGTCTGGAAGTGCCACTGAACCTGACACTGAACTCGATCAACCTCTTGGGTGTCGTCAGCTACAATAGTGGCGCCGCAAAGAAGATGAACGTCGACGGGACGCGTTTCGAACTGCTGGGTATGCGCGAATTCGCGCCGACTCAAGCGGGCGAACATGCCAAGTTCAAGCTCAAATACAACCTGCTGCCTGGTGAAGTATCGTATCTGGGTAACACGGTAGGTACAAGCCGTTTCATCATGAAAGACATCGACGTACTCGTCGTGGATGTCGAGAACCAACTCTCGGTCAAGCTCTATCCGTTCCCGGTATGGCAAGATCCCATCAATGGCTACCGTCTGCGCTGGTTCCTGCTCAATCTGGATCGCGACATCGTCTACGACGTCACGGGCCTGGTCGAACTCGGTGCAAACAGTCCCGCACTGGATCCGACGCTTTACGCCGTCAAACAAAACATCACGGTCGCCATCGATCTCTCGAAGGTCAATGGTAGCTGGCGTTCTTACCGCTTCATGCAGACCGTCGGCATCACCTTCCTTAAGGGCGGTGCAAACTTCGACGGCGTAAGCACGTTGTGGAAGATCGCCTTCGATCCGAATCAGACCCCGGAATACGGAGATCTCAACGTGGTCAAGTCGCACTTCATCAACCAGAACCTCTGCGAAATCGATTTGCAGTCGGGCTTCGGCTCGCTGGACAATTGGCTCCAGGCGTTCTACTACAACACCAGCCCGCTCACCAACCCGCAGTTGGAAAGCGCGCCTGTGGTTCCCGATCACGTCATCTTCAGCGATGGCGGTTCCACGAATACGATTCGTCTGGCGATCGCGGACTACTGGAACCAACGTTTCACGGTCAACTTCCCGGTCCTGCAAGACCAGACGTGGTATCTCACGTTCGTCAAGCAAGGTCCGACTTCCGACCTGATTCTTGGTCAAGCCGGCGTACCGATCCAGCAGGTTTCCAGCTGGCCTTAAGCTAAAGACTGATCGGGCGAAAGCCCGATCAGTCACTAACCTTATGACCCTTTGCTAGGATTCCTCTATGATTTTATTCCAAGACGACTGGAATAAGTATCCGGATGCGACCATTGATCTGGATACGCCGAACCGGTCATTTGTCGATATCTGTTACATCCTTGAAGACATGGGGGTGCAAAATAACCTCTGGCCTCTGGCTCTTCACAACAAATTTTTGATTGGTGTCGATCCGTTTGATCCGAATCTGTCATTCGAATACAAGGGAATGATCACCCAGGAGTGTTTCGATAACCCCTGGTATTATTTCCGTGAGATTGCTCGCATCCCTGTACAAGGTGCGATGCAACCGAGTCGAGTGTTAGCCAATCGTGGAAACATCGCTCTATGGTGGTGTTATTTCAATCACATCACCACGTTCCTGATTCAGCCACGTCAGACTGGTAAGTCGGTGAACATCACCGCATTGGATCGGTACTTGTTGAACTTTGGTTTGGTTCACTCCAGTATTCACTTGCTGACCAAAGAAGATCAACTTCGTCGAAACGATATCGAGCGGTTAAAAGAATACGAAGAAGTTCTTCCTTCGTACCTACGCCGAACGACAAAGAAAGATCCGAACAACCAAGAATACATCTACTTGTCTGCTCTTGAGAACAAGTACGAAACGCACGTTCCGCGAAACGATGAAAAAGGCGCCTACAAAGTGGGCCGAGGCTTTACGTCCGCCAACATCCGGATTGACGAATTTGCTTACATCTCCTGGCTGAAAGCTACGCTGACGACGATTCTGTCGACAACCAACGCGGCATTTATTTCGGCTCGTGAAAACAACGCGCACCACGGCATTATCCTGGCTACGACGGCCGGTAAGAAAGATGAACGTGATGGCAAATACGCCTATGAAATTCTGTCGAACTCTTTTCCATTCACAGAAAAGATTTACGATTCCAATAACTGGGACGATCTGAAAAAGATGATCGAGGCCACGAGTCAGAATGGCTTTGCGATCAATTGCACTTTCAGCCACCGCATGCTCGGTGTGTCTGACCAACAGCATTACGAAAACGTTAAGAAGGCGATGATCTCCGGCGAAGACGCCGATCGAGATTACTTTAACATCTGGACGTCCGGTGGCCGTGGATCTCCTCTGTCTGCCGAACAGTTGGATACGCTGCGTGCAAACCAGCGAGAAGACTTCGTTGCTGAAATCGATCCGAAGACTCGTTACATGACCAAGTGGTACGTAAGCCTGAAGGTCCGTGATCAGATCATGGAAGAAGGCAATGTAGCGCTCGGCGTTGATCCTTCTCAAGCTCAGGGTAAAGATGAGATCGGTATGCAGTATGTCGATCTAACCACCCTCGAAGTCATTGGCACGTGTTACGTGAACATGACTAACATCATCGATTACTCGTTGTGGCTTTACGACATTCTCATGAAGTGGCCAAAACTTGTAGCCGTGATCGAATGCAAGAGCACGGGATCTGCGATCATCGACCAACTGTGTCTGAAGTTCCGCATGACTGGTCACAATGCATTCAAACGACTCTTTAATCGGATTGTTCAGGATCCCGATAAGTATCGTGACATCCTGGAAGAAATTCGTCGTGCCGATAAGTACATGCTGGGTGATCTTTACACCAAGTACAAATCTTACTTCGGCTACAACACGTCTGGTTCTGGTGAGAATGCTCGATCGATTCTCTATGGTCAGGTGCTTCAAAATGCCGTACGTCACGGCATGGATCGTGTTAACGATATCAAAACCATCGATCAGATTCTGGCTCTCGAAGTCAAGAACGGTCGAGTCGATCACCCGAAGGGACAGCATGATGACGGTTGCGTAGCGTGGTTACTCGCATGCTACCTGGCAATGTTTGGACAGAACTTGTCCTATTACGGCATCGACCATACTCAGGTAATGATCTCTACGCTGGCTAAGAAGAGCTTGCGTGAAATGTCGCAGTTTGAAATCCAACAAAAACAATTGCGTGAAGACATCCAGGCTCTGGTTCAGAAACTGGCTGGCACACAAGACCACTTCGTACAAATGCGATTGGAAGCTGAGCTTGGTTCTCTAGTTTCTCGCGTTGTAGAAGAAGAAGGCGAAACGTTTAGCATCTCGGACATGATTAAGAAGACCCGAGAAGAAAAACGAATCGGTTATCAAAAAGGAAGCGAAAAGAATCTGCTCGACTCAGTCTACCGAAAGGTCGTCGATTCTGGTTCTACCGTTTACTGACGAAC